CATGCCATGTGCTAATCTGCTGATAATTGAGTGATAGCTAAGCAGACTAAGTGACAAAGGGTCAGACAGTGACCAAAAACAAGCCAGTGAAACAAGCTGAAAAAAAGAAGCGTGGCAGGCCACCGAAGCCATTGGATAAGGAAAAATTGAGGGATGACCTTGAAAATGGTCTGACTAAAGAAGAAGCGTATAAAAATCAAAACCTTACAGCCATGCATGCAACAACACTGGAAAAAAAAGATAGTGAATTATCTAAGATAGTTGAGGATAGTCCTGAGGTTTTCAATCAGAAATTTGCTCACAGTATCAAGCCAATGCTGGTCTCAGCGTACCGCCAGAAGGTGTTAGATGGAGATGTGGCAGCTATACTTTATGGGATGAGGAACATCGTCGGGTTTACAGAGAAGCGAGCGGTGGAAGTAACTGGTGAGATCTCGCATGTACACTCCCTAAACCCCGAAGACAGAGCCAAGCGTATCCAGCAATTGAGAGCGGAGTTAGACGCGCAGGTAGTTGATGTGGCGATTGAGGCGGAGGACAAGCCAAGTGACTCCGAGTGAGCGTGAGAAGAAAGAGAAAGAGCTCCTAGCTTTACTCGAGCTTGAGGCTAAGCATCGCAGGGCGATGGCGTTCAAGCCTAAGTTATTCGCTCAGCAGGCTCAATTCATCAAAGACCCACGTAAACTTAAGGCGGCGCTGTGCTCGAGACGTGCAGGCAAGAGTCACATGGCAGGCTGTTATGTGATAGCTGAGGCACTCAAGCATCCAAGATCTACCGTGCCTTATGTTGCGTTAACCCGTGGTCACGCCAAGCGGATCATGTGGAAGACACTTCTAGACCTCACTAGACCCTACACTCCGCAGGTTAATCTTACAGAGCTCAGGATCACACTCAGCAATGGGTCAGATATCGTCCTAGCAGGTGCCAATGACGAGGCCACTGCAGAGGTGTTCAGAGGACAAAAGTTTCCTCTAGTGGTCCTAGACGAGTGTGCATCCTTCAGATCTCACTTTAGAGAGATGGTTGAGGAGGTCATCGAGCCTGCGCTTATCGATCTCAACGGGACACTTGCAATGATTGGGACACCTTCTGCCGCGTGTCGTGGCTTGTTTTTCGATGCTACCACCAGATCTGACTCACCTTACTCTCTGCACAAGTGGACAATCTTAGATAACCCTTTCATCCCACATGCAGGTGAGTGGCTGGGTGAGCGTATGCGAGAGCGTGGCTGGACGCAGGATACTCCTGCTTACCGCAGGGAGTGGCTTGGTGAGTGGGTAGCATCTACTGATAGCCAAGTTTACGCTTTCAGCAGAGACAAGAATCTCGCCAAGGGCATCCCAAATAAGCTTGATTACATACTAGGGATTGACCTTGGTTACGATGACGAGACTGCTTTTGTTGTGGTGGGCTACCGGCCAGATGACCCACATCTCTACGTGGTTGAGACTTACGCTAAGTCAGAGATGATCATCACAGATATCGTGCGCAAGGTAGAGGAGCTCACAGAGCGTTACGGCAAGTTTGCAAGGATAGTCGCAGACACTGGTGGTCTCGGTAAGCAGATCGCTGCTGAGATCAGAAAGCGTTACGGCTTAGCAGTGTTCCCAGCGGAGAAGACTCAGAAGGCTGACTTCATTCAGCTCTGCAATGACGATCTCAGGATGGGAAAGATTCTCGTCAACCCTGCAGAAATTAACTTTATTGAAGAGATCACAGCTCTCCAGTGGGATGAAGAAAAAGACGGTAGGTTCATCGAAGATCCGAGGTTTGCAAACCACCGCTGTGACGCGTTCCTGTACGCATGGCGAGAGTCCTGTCATTACCTTGAACAAACACCCATCCAAGGTCCAGAGCACGGCAGTGACGCTTATTTTAAGGCTGAGGAGGCACGTCTCCGTCAATTAGTTGAAGACGCATTTAAGAGAGAACAAATGGAAGAGGAGTTTTTGGTATGATTAGTCCACAAGAGTTAGAGGCATTGCTCAAAGTAATGAACGCACATGGATGTGTGGAGCTTGTACATGGAGATCTCACTGTACGCACAACGGCGGGCGGATCTGTGGTGGCACAACAACCAACGCTCCCAGCGGTTATCCAGTCATTTGACGCTGTTCACTCACTCGCAGACCTCGACTCTGTTTATGGCATTCCACAGATCACAAAGGAAGGTGAATAATGTTGAAGGGAAAGCAATGGTGGGACGAGGGATTAAGCGAACAAGAGAGAGCGCAGTATCTGTTCGCCTTGATTAAGACACTCGATGTGACTCAAATGGGCATACAGCAACAAAACCTGCGAGGCATGAGACTGTACAACAACCAAGAAGTGACAGGGCTCTCGATTGCCAATTACGTCCTGTCTGCAACTCCCGGAAATATCGGTGTTGCTCGCCAAAACAGACTCACACTCAACGTGATTAAGTCCTGCATTGACACACTGGTGAGCAAGCTTGCCAAGGACAGGATTGCACCGACGTTTCTGACTTCCAATGCTCCATGGAGCAAGCAACGCCAAGCTGAAAAGCTCACCAAGTGGATGAAAGGATCTTTCTACCACACACGTGTGCATGAGAAGGCTCCACTCACATTGAGAGACGCTGCAATCTTCGGGACAGGGTTCACTAAGGTGTACTCCGAAGCTGGTGAGATTAAGGCTGAGCGCGTGTTCGCTGATGAAATGATCGTTGACCTCAATGACGCTTATTACGGCAATCCTCGGTGTATGTATCAGCGTAAAATGGTCAGCAAGAGTCACTTACTCGCTCGCTTTAAAGATCCAGAACACCAAGCAATCATTGCCAAGGCTCAACAGGTGCAAGGGTACAACGCTCTCAGCCCAACCGAGACTGTGATGGTTGTCGAAGCGTGGAGACTGCCTGATGAAGAGGGTGAAGGTGGATATCACCTCATTGCCGTAAACAGCGGCGCTCTTGTCGTGGAAGAATACAAGCGTGAGAGATTTCCGTTTGCACAGATTCGGTACACTGTTCAACCAGTGGGATACTGGGGTTCAGGACTGTGTGAAGATCTCTTGGGTATCCAAATTGAGATCAACCGACTCAGTATGCATATCCAGCAATCTCAGCGTCTCTTGGCAAACCCTCGCGTGTTCATCGAAGAGGGATCTTCGGTAAACACCAATCAGCTGACAAATGAGATTGGTGGGATCGTGAAGTATCGCGGTCAAGCGCCAGTCATCCAAGCTGCTCAGACTGTTCAACCAGAGCTCTTTAACCAGCTTAATATGCTTTACCAGAGAGCTTACGAGATCACAGGCATCTCACAGCTTGCTGCAAGCTCTCGTAATCCATTGGGTGCCAACGCCTCAGGAGCGGCACTGCGTGAGATGACAGATATTCAATCTGACCGGTTTGCTCTGACAAGCTACCAGTATCAGCAATATCACTTGGACTTGGCTCAGCTGTTCATTGATGAAGCGAAGTCACTGGCGTCTCAAGGCAAGCCCGTTCCATCGAAAGCCTTCGACAGAAAGAATGGACTTGAGAGCATCGACTGGACTGAGATTGATCTCAGTGATGACGAGTATGTGATGCAATGCTTCCCTGCTTCGGCGTTGCCTGATCAACCGGGAGCAAGAATCGAGTCAATCCGTGACCTTATGGAAATGGGCATGATTCAGCCCGAAGAGGCGCAGGACTTACTCGACTTCCCAGATCTGGATAAGTTCACAGCCCTTGCGACAAGTCCCACCAAGCTTGCCTCAAAGCTTATTGAGAAGATGCTTGAAGAGAACACCTTCATTCCACCGGAGCCCTACCTGCCAATCGACAAGATGCAACGCCTTGCACAGCTTTATTACTGTGATGCTCAGGTGCGTGGCATGGAGGAGGAACGCTTAGAGCTTCTGAGACAATTCATTGATGCCTGCGCTGCAATGATCGCAATGGCTCAACCGATGCCACAGGCTCCTGCTCAGCAATTACTCGAGAGTCAGCTCGCAGCGTCTCCACAACAACAGTCGGCACCAGCAGGGGCACTCCCGCCCCCATTGATGTGAGGTTAAGTCATGGTTGAAGGTGTAAGCGGTGAAGTTATCGCACCCGCAAGTACAGAAGTGTCTCCCGAAGCTCCAGTGACTCCCGAGGTCAAACCTCAGGAGGACGAGTTCTCTGACAAGTTCATCAAGCTCACTCGGCAGAAGAGAGCTCTCGAACAGCAAGCTGCAGAGATCAAGGCTGAACGTGCGCGTATAGACGCAGAGCGCAAAGAGCTCGAAGAGTTTCGCAGTAAGAAGGCTCGCATCAAAGAAAACCCGCGTGAAGTTTTGGAGACCATGGGAGTGTCATTTGATGACCTTGCCCACATGATCCTCACTGAAGGCCGTGAGCCCACTCCTGATGACAAGCTCTCAGCACTTGAGGCGCGACTCAAAGCGTTTGAAGAGGCCAAAGAGAAAGAGAAGCAGGATGCTCTCGAAGCAGAGCGACAAAAAACCGCAAGTGTGTTCCGCCAGAATCTTGAAAAATTCATTGAGTCAAGTGATTATGAGTTAGTTAAGACATATGACGCAGCGGACACCGTTGTCGCGACCATGCAAGCGTACTACGAGGAAACCGAGAAGGCGCAGGGCAAGGGAGTCATATTGTCATATGAAGACGCTTGTAAGATGGTTGAAGAGGACCTCGAACAAGCACTTGAGAAAGCTTTGCAAACGAACAAGGCGAAATCCAAGTTCGGTTCAATCACACCTAAGTCATCGTCTCCGGCAGAAGTTATCCAGCCACGGCAGTCAGTACCGTCAACTCTGACAAACAGCATGAAAGCAGTCTCCGAGCCTGCGACACCTTCAACTCGACGGCCATCGAATGAAGAATTGCGGCAAGCGGCGGCGGCATTGATCAAATGGAATTAATTTTTAACTCATAAAGGAATTTATCATGGCTTTGGACTTAGTAAGTTTTAGTGCAGCGTTGAAACAGCACTACCCTGACTGGAAAGTTGAAAATCTTGTTTATGCAAGCAACCCTTTTATGGCTCTCGTACCGAAATATGAGCAGTTCGGTGGTGAAGTTCTTAAAATGCCTTTGATCTATGGAAACCCTCAAAATCGTTCAGCTTCTTTCGCAACAGCGAATGGTCAGACTTCGACCTCATCGCTCAAAGCGTTCTTGCTGACACGTAACTCTGACTACTCGATCGCAGAGATCTCCAACGAAGTGATCCTTGCTTCGGAAGGCGACGCAAACGCTTTCTTGCGTGCAGCAACGGTTGAAATCGACGGTGCACTCCACGCTCTCGGACGCTCGGTTGCTACCAAGTTGTTTCGTTCGGGCTCGGGCTCCATCGGTAAAGTGGCAAGCTATACAGGTGCAACAAAAACCATTCAGCTGGCAGTCATCGAAGATATCGTGAACTTTGAAGTTGGCATGGTGTTGCAGGGCTCTACTGCTGACGGCGGTGGCGTGACCAAAGCTGGTACATCGAAGATTGTGACGGTTGATCGTATCGCGGGCAAATTCACAGTTGACGCTGACCTTACAGGAAACTGGGCTGCTTCTGACTATATCTTCGTCGCTGGTGACTATGACAACGCTCTCAAGGGCCTTGCTGCATGGCTTCCTTACGATGACCGCGCTACCAAGCTTGCTGCTTCTTTCTTCGGTGTAACACGTTCGGCTGATGCAACCCGTTTGGGTGGCTTGGTTCTCGACGGTACAGCACTGCCAATCGAAGAAGCTCTGATCAGCGCGTTGGCACTGGTTGGTCGTGAAGGCGGAAACCCTGACTATGCGTTTATGAACTTCGCTGACTGGTCTAACCTTGTTAAGGCCCTCGGTTCCAAGGTTCAGTACACGACAGTCAAAGCTGGTCAGGACGGAATGATTGGATTCCAAGGTATCATGGTCAACGGCCCACGCGGCACAGTGACAGTGGTTCCTGATGTTTCCTGCCAGAAGGGTGAAGTGTTCATTGTTCAGATGAATACATGGCAGTTGGCTTCCTTGAAGAAAGTTGTCAACTTGTTCGATACTGACGGCCTGCGTATGCTCCGTTCGTCGTCTGCAGATAGCCTCCAGATCCGTTGCTTCTCCTACTCACAGTTGGGTTGTACGGCTCCGGGATACAACATGCACCTCAAGATTGCCTAACTCACTGGGGTCCTTCGGGACCCCTCAATTAAAGGGAAACTGACA